CAACTCGATAGATGTCATTACGGAGCGACTGATGAACGCACTTCTTCAAAGCAAGAACATAGTCTTCATACACTTGCCAGGCGTCAACGCTCCAAGATGGCCAACAGCAATTGAAAAGCAGTTCTACAGGGACGTGGAACAAGCAAAGAAGTGGAAGGATAGAGGACCACAAGTGGACTGGGTTTACATGGAGCTCACCGGAACCACATTTTCCGGCCATTCCACTAAGACCACTCTCGGAAACACGCTGAGGACCCTATGTTACTCATGGTACTATATTATGAGATCAGGGGTGGCACAGGAACCCTGGAATTCAGAGAGAGTGTTCTCTATAGCTTCAGGCGATGATTGCGTAATTTTCGTCGCCCCAGAATATGCTCAACAAGTCTATGATGCAATCTTGCTGCTCTCTACTCGCAACACTCAACCACAGCAAGTTGGCCTCGGCCAATGCATCAAAGAGATTTCGATAGGAAAATTCTATGAAATGGAGTTTTGCTCTAAATGGTCTCACTCGCATGATGGGACACTCGATTCATGGAATATGTGCAGATCAATCCAGAAGCTGATGACTACAAAATAATTTTTTACGGGAAAGAACAAGCACATTCTCAACCATCCTTATCTCCACAGGCTTGCCATACACTAAGGTTTCACAGCCGAAGAGGCCTCACGTCTCATCGAAGACATGCTATGGGTACAGCTAGAGAAGCTGGAGGAACCCGACATGACGGCCCGCCAAATAGCCGAAAAGCTCGAGCTTACGAAGTAGGTGCGATATGCGCTGAGCCCAACAGCTTATGCAATGGAAGAATACATCAACAATCGCATGGGACTCACCCTCAAGAACCTTTGGGACCTTAGAATGAGCGATAAAGTTTATGCCGGCAGGACCAGACAAGAAAATGACGATATTAAGAAAATGGCAGGAAACGGAAACCACAGGGCTAAGAATCAAGCCCGACCACAAGCTATGAAGTGGCAAAAGAAGTCGCTCCAGGCTGAAGAGAAGAAGATCGAGCAGAAGATCGAGAAGAAAGT